CTGTTTTTTCTTTCTTTTTGCTTTCTGGCTTTTTCTTTTCAGGCAGGCCTTTGTGCTTGGTAGCAGCAAAGTCTTCAGCATCTTTCTTGCCCATTGACTTGGCTACTTTGGCAACTTCTTTTGAAGGAGCTTTTTCACCTTTTTGTGTTGCATGAACCATGCCCATAAAACGCTGCTGCTTTTTGCTTACCGCTTTTTCGTCAAGCTCTTGTTCAGCTTTCTCAACTCGGTATCCAGCTTTTTTCAGCATGGCCACAGCCTGTTTGATTTCTTCACTGTCGTGATCTGCTTCTTTGGTCATCAGTTTGCTTTTGCCTGATGGTCCCTTGGCGCCCATGCTCTTGCCTGTGCCCTTGGGACGTCCACGACCGCGCTTTTCGCCATCGGCTGGTGCATCATCACCAGTGTCTGTTTCGCCAGTTTTGGCATCGTATCTGCGAGTGTGCTTGATGCCAGTGGCAGTTTTTTCAATCTCGCCTTTGGCCCCTTGCACTTTGTGACCAGCTTTGACTTCACCGCGACGTTGATCAACTGCTTTGATCATGTCATCCCAGCCTTCGTCAGTTTCTTGCTTGCCGCCTTTACGCAGCATGGCAAAGTCTTGTGCATCCAGTTTACCGTTTTGATTTCGGTCTAGTTTCTTCTGGCCACCTTTGAGTGCGCCACGCATGGCTTCAGCAGCCACATCGCCCAGCATCTCGTCAACTTCTTTTTTGGCGCCGGCAATCTTGTCAGCAAAAGTAATTTTGTCTTTGGGCTCAGCCAATGCAGCAAAGCTCTTTTGCTTGGGTGACATTGGAGAACTTCCTTCGCCAAATTGAACATTGTCGCCTGCTGAGAATTGGATGCCAGCCAACCGTTTTGGCAACTTACCTTTGGCAATAATGAAATCTAGTTCTCTTTCAGTTGGACCTGCTTGTTCAAGATCATTAGCCAAGTCTTGCATTGCATCGTTGTCCCATATTTCGTCGCCGTACAATGCAGCAATAGCATCTAACACTTTGTCAAAATCAATTGGGGCAGTTACTTCTTTGACTACCTTAGGATTTGGTTCGCTACCTGGCTTCATGCCAGTTTGTGGTACACCCACTTTTTTCTGTAGATCTTTCAACAGTGCCTCGTCTCCGGGAGCCACTTTGTCCATGGCACGACCGGCCATTTTTTTCATGCCGCCGCCAATTTTCTTTACAATAGAACCTAGGCCTTCATCCATTGACTCGTCGTATTTGTCATACTTGGCTCTGATTTTGTCAAGAGGCTTGCCTTCACGACCAGCTTTGGCCAGGGCCTGCATGCCGTCTTTGCCAAACTTTTCAATGCCTTTGGCATGACGACTCATGTCACGTTCGTTGAGTTGTTGGTTTGTGGTTTCTGGCTTTTCGCGAATGCTGTCCAGTTTTTTGTTTAGGTCATAAAAAAATGTCATTTTAAATTATCCTCGGGGTTGAGCGCCAGTGGCTGGCTTGGGCGGACGTTTGATATTTGTCATTGGACTTTTGGTGCCCAGAGGCAAATCATTTGTGGTCTTCGCAGCGGGTGTTTTACCACCAGCCACTGTGAAATCAGAACGGTAAGCATTTTTCAACACTGCATGATCATGCGGTTCAGCACTGTAATCTTTTTTCAGTGCACGTTGTTCAGCATCAGGTGGCGGCAAATCAGTGTTGGCCAACAAATCTTTGTTTTCAGTTTCAACTCGGTCTGCTTCGTCAACCAGGCCGTCAACATGAGCCTGTGTTTGCATCACTATGAGATTGGGGTCACCGCCTAGCAACTGAAACAGTTGTTTGATTTGCGGTTCAATAGCAGGATATTTGAAACTGGCATCAAACATGGTCACTGCGTCATTTTTGTTGTTGGGAAAGTCAGTGAGCACTTTTTGAATGGGAGTGATTTTGATGTCGCCTAATTTCACTGGATCAAATTGATCCAGCTTGGTTTTGAATTGGCGCACAAGATCGTCTGGAATGCGACCACACATTTTGATACGATAATCGTATGTGCGTTCGCTTTCTGCTAGATATTTGGCAAATGGTTTCATGTCAGGTTCCTGTGATATATTTATTCATTTTGCGCTTTTTGGTTCTTGGTACCAAGAATACGATCCAACAATTCATTGCGACTCAACACATGTCCTTGGCCCTGCTGCGGTGCTTTTTCTTCAGGTTGTGATTGATCCAGTCGAGCTTTTTTCAATTGTAGATCAATCATCTTGAGTTTTTTATCCAATTTAGCTGTTTTGGCAGTGATAGCATGTCCCAGCATGTTGGATGCCACTGAAAAAATTTCAGACGCAAAACGACTGTCTACTTGCATGCCTAAGTCCATGAGATCTCGGTAGCTGGCCGTGGCCAGGACGGCCAATTCGTCCATTTCTGTGTCAGTGGCATCTAGACCACGCACAGCTGGCAGAGCCGAATCAATTTTGTCAATGGCCTGATCCAGTGCAACTATGGTTGCACGATTGGAAGGCAGTGTGGGTATAGCAGTGTCGACTTCAGTTTCTGTTGGTGGTAAATCAAACAGTTGTTCGAGTTTTCTTGTCATGCCATATTTATGGACTCAGGCACGCCCGTTGGAAAACATGTCGTTTTCGGTGATCACCCTAAAGGTCATGCCGTTGCGGCGTGCCCACTTGGTTGCAGCATCCCATTTGGCATAGTTGATTGCAACCACGGCTCTATCTCTGCTGCTCATTTTGCTTTCTATCACACTTTGTTTTTTGGGTTTGATTTCAATCAACTCAGCTCTCACTGTATTGTCTCTGTTGCGGTATGTGATCAGAAAGTCTGGAATGTACTGCGTCATTTTGCCAGTGAGTGGATGTCGATAAGGTATGGCAATGCTTTCACTGGCCCACTGCAAAATGTGATCGTTGGTGTCGCAAAAGCGCATGAAACTGTGCTCCCATCCAGAACGAAATCTTGGTATGCCCTTGCCCACATATTTGTCAGGATTTTTAACCACATACTGACCCTGTGCCCAACGACTCATATCAGTATATTTCTAGCTACGTAGGCATTGGGAACAACGGCCACTCCAACTCCCAGCAGTGTGGCACGGCTGCGTATCTGATTTAGATAATATGCCAAGCTGGCATTGAGATTCAATCCATTGATGCCTTGAAATTCGCCCAACAAAGTCAGTGCAGGAATGTTTGTGGTCGATGCCACTTGAAACAAACTGGTTGCAAAATTTGCAGCGGCTCGTTTGTTGCCCATTTCTTGCAAGAAATAACTGTAGACCAAATCGTATTCAGCAGCAGGCACGTTGATGTTGAATTTGTAAAAGTTGTCAAAAACTCTTACTGTGCTGTCTAGATTGGGATTTACAGCGTTGACAGTGCTCATATTAATTTGATCCTGTGTTAATGCTGGGTGTAGGAATAAAAACGCCGCCAGGGTTGTTCATCAACGATCGTGTGGCTGCAGGCAAGCCTTCAATCAGTGTGCCAGTGCCCAGAGCAATGCCTGCACTCTTTTCCACAGCCACCTGACCAATGGTTTGATTCCCACCAAATTGAGCATAGGAGCGCATGGGAGTTTGTGCAGATCCTATTAGGCCAGTCAATGAGCCACTCTGCAAATCTTCAATGCTGCCTTCGCCGACATCCAACAAACTGCCCTGGCCAAACACAGTTTGATTGCCGCCGGTGCGGCTGATTGGACTCAACTCAGTGTCATAGTGACTGGGGTCAGCAAATCCTTGAACATTGACATCAGGTCTACTGCTGCCAATGGCACCACTGTAATATTTTACAGTTTCGTAATCAATGGTCATGGAATTTTCCATGATGCCGGCGCCGTCCTCGTAGGAGTAAGTGTCGTGTCCCCAATTTGATATCACAGGATTTATCAACACATATTCAGCGTACTTGCGCTGATCCATGCCGTAGATTCTTATGTCACGGAAAAATGGCGGTTTGCCGCCACCATCAGCAGTGGAGGTACCGTCTGTCCAAGATTCACCTGAATAACCCCAGCCGTTGCGATTTCTTTGTACGTCAGAGTAAATGTCTCTGGTGTTGAGATTTGATCCAGTGCTTTGATTGTTCACAGTGCCGTTGGTACCGTTGGTGGCGGCGGCTGCAAGATATGGCTGTGTGGGGTCTTTGTAGTAATAGGAAAAATAATAATACCACAGCCTACGAGCATTGTCTCCACCGTCGTCGTGAAATGTCAATGTCACTGGCTGATAGTCAACTTTGGTTTGAATTATTCTTTTGCGATTGTATTGATTCAGAGTTTCAGTGGCAATTTTGTACTTGGGGAGATCCACTGTTTTGACCAACAAACTGAGATCTTTGACTTCTTGATTGCCTAATACACCAGCAGATCTTAGATAAGGAATGGCATCTATGTTGATTGTGAAACTGACATGGAACAAGAACTTAAACCGCGGTTTAAGTTCATAACTGTTGGTAGTAAAAGTTTTACTTGCGTGACGGTAATCACGCAAGTAATTGTTGCCGCCAAAACCCTGCAGTATCTGATTGCCAATGCCAAAGGGGCCGCCACCATTGGCCATAAGTTATCCTTACTGACCTTGACCAACACCAGTGACCACAGTACCAAGAGTACGTGCCACAGGCGTACCAACACCAGTGCCTTCAGGCGTTTGGTTGGCGTTGTCGTAAGCAATGCTCATTTCAATTGTTGCAGCTTCGTTGGTGCCGTAGTTCAAGTCACCATAGTTTGCACCTTTGAGGTAACAGCCGTACAGTTCCCAAGTCTCAAGAACAATGGGTTGAATTGCGCCGTTGCCGCCATCAAGGATCTGAATCTTGGTCAAGAACTTGTAGTCAATACCCGACGATGCCGAGGCCATTTCCACAAAGTCCATTTGCTTCTGAAGCTGCTCACCAACCAGTCGTGCAATCTGTCCTGACGCATCATCGCGTAGAGCAATGGTGATATCAGCCCAGCTGTGTCTACCAGCCAATTTCAGTGTTGAGTTGTACACTGGAATTGTGATTTCTTCAAATGTCAAATTGGGTCTAGTGGCACTGACCACCTGTTTGGTCAATTCAGTGGTTGGTTTAGAAATGCCAAAGTTCTCAAAAAACACCCGGAAGCGGTATTTGAGTTTGGGCATCAACAGACCCTGGGTATTTGCGCTTT